TTGTCTAAGTCGGACACGAATAAACTGTTTCTGTAATCCTTGTCCACGAGCATCAGGCACAACACCTGCGCGGCACAAATAACCGCAATCAGTCCAAGACACAGTACGCACAAGACCCGCAAAACCAATATCGTTGCCATCTTTAGTAGCAATCCACCAAGATCCAAAATTAGTGTCAACTGGTTGATCATAAGGCAGACAAATCTTTTGTAATGCCGACAGTTTTGTCTGCACAGACTCTTTGCGAATGTCAACACGTTTTAGCATAAGCGTATTGAAAACGCTCAGTATTACATAGTTATGACATGAATAAGCGTGTGCCAGCCTTGTCAATAATCAGTTTGCTCTTGCGTGGTGTAGCGCCAGCCACGTTGGGCACGCTGATGTGCGTCCAGCGGTCAAACTCGCGGATGATCTGGTCATACCCCAAGTCACTGGCAATGATGGCTTTGACCACCTCATCAGGAGTCATAGCGGGTACACGAATATCAGCAGCACAGCCGACACGATGCTGAGAAGTGTCTTTACTGCCCACAGCATCATTGACTTGCTTGGAGCGAAACGCAGAATTGACCATGATGGGTTTGCCGCCCAAAACAGCTTTGACCTGCTCAAGAAAATCCGCAAGGCGTTTAAGGTTGGCGAGTTCTGATTCATTTGGTGTGTTGTCAAACTCACGGTGGTCTGTGTGAGTGAGTTCTTCAAGGGTGAAGTGTTCAGTAAGGTTCATGTCAGTGCTTGTGTGAGTTGCCAAAGTAATAACTCAAAATTAGCATATTAGCCGCATCCAGTGAGCCAAGCATACGAATCACAATCTCTCTCATACCGTCAGGAATGGCATTGTTGAGCAGCAAAAGATTGACTGTTCCCCAAAGAATAAACATCCCAATAGCCAACACAGGTGTGACCATCTTGCTGTACCAGGGCGCAGCAGAACTGGTTGCAATCTCAAGCTCACGCTTACGGGCGCTGTCACGGTCTGCCGCATCCAACTTGGCATATTCAAGTTCTAGGTCAGCTAACTTTTGTGCCGCCTGGGGATCGCCAGCAATTGCTTTGGCTACGGCCTCGACGCTATCAGTAACGCCAAATTTGCCAGCAATAGCACTAACAGCAGCACCACCAAGAGGCCCGGCAACAGCGGTAGCCAGAGCAGGCGCAACACCTTTGAGGAGAGAAAGTAATTCATCCATGACAGCCTTTCAAAATGGTAAATAACTCAGCGCCTTGTCCATTGCACGCTTGGCGAGTGGCTCAGGCAACACATACACAAAATCGAGAAACCACCAAATGCAGGCAACATAGCAAAACAGTTTGAACCATTTTTTAAAGCCTGCAACAATTTCATCCATGATCTCGGAGTTGGTAAATACCGAATCCAACCAAACCAAGAAGTAGAACACCGGCAAGTGATGCCAGTACCACTTCAATAGCTTGTTGAATATCCTTCTTGCGCTTAGCCGCAGCATCCTTCTCGCGTTTCGCAGCTTTGGCAAACTCCACCTCCATTGCGGCTGCACGAGCTTTGATGTTGTTCCAAAGATCCATGTGGTTTGGATAGAACAGTTTGTTCTTCAAGTCTTCTTCAAACTGACGATGCCTGGCGATAGCCATCTCAATTTCCATCGCTTTGCCCAGCGCGGAACCCTTGAACGTGCCGTTTTTAGATTCAACTACCACGGCAAGCGCATTGGCTTTGGCGTCAAAATAACGGCCCAAAAATGGACCAAGTGACTCTACGTTTTGCGCTGTGTTTGCCGCTTTTTTAATCAAATTAACGGCAGAGTTAACAGCATCCAAGGCTTCAAACGGATCAATCATTTGTCCACCTTTCCGTCTAGTTTGTCAAAGATCTTATTCAGCATGTCCTTGATGTCGCGCATGTCAGCGCGATAATCATCGCGGGTGACATACATCAACGGCATATTACGCACATCGGTGTCAAGGCGCTCAATGGACCGGTAGATGTTATTCAACACCCAGCCGCCGAGAAAACCCGCCAGACTGACGGCGATATTGAATAAAACTTGAGAGTCCATTATCGTGCCAATGCGTTTCGGTTGGGTTCTTGAGTCGGCGCAGACCGCACCATCAAAGCGTTGAATTGAGCAATTTGCTCTGGCGACAATTGACCGGCATTTGGCAACATATTCATTGTGCGACCGCCAACCCCTGACATACGGCCAAGGCCATAGTAGGCTTCGCCCATAAGGCGAGGCGATGTAAATGGCAGCACGGCGGCCAAGCCAGGGTGATGCAGCGCAGCAGCCGCTGTCAAACCGCCACCAGCCACCGCGCGGCCTACGCCGCTAGTAGGTATAAACTGCCCAAGTTCTTGCCCTGCCACAGCAGGCAAAATGTTAACGCCGCCTTGCGTTTTAAGTTGATCGACCAATTGACGGCGAAATTCCGCAGACGGCGTGTTTTTTAACAAAGACATTACTTTGGACAGCGCGGTTTCTTTGGCAATTTTGTCTCCCGCGCCTAAAGCCTTGTCAATATCGCGCAACATTTCACGTTGCGTTTCATACGCTTTCATGGCTTCTGCGTAATCTGGCGCTTGGGCAGTGATTGCGTCCTTGACGGCGTTACGTACATTTGTCACCGCACGTTGGGCTTGCGTATGTTTAGGACTTTCTGGATAAATCGCATCAATGCGTTGTTTTAATGCGTCTAGATCAAGCGTAGTGCGGGCGTTAGGGTCAGCGCGCCACTCATCTAGCACCGCGCCGATTTCATCAACAATTTTACGTTCGGCGCTGCCGATTTTAGATTTGCCATTTACTTCTAAAGACCCGACAACATTTTTATATGCGTTGTCAATAGCGTCAAAAGACAAAGGCGTTTTATCTGCGGCCCAACCAGTTTTGGCGTTGGCATACGCAGCAGAAGTATCAGCTTGAATTTTGTTAATGCCTTCTTTTACATCGGCCAAAATTTGGTCTGGTTCAACTTGCTTACGCATGTTTTCAACAAAAGTTGTATCGCCAGATTTACCGGCTTTGTACGCTTCCCGATAGGCTTCTGCGGGTTTGCCAGATAAACCGCCAGTGACACCTGTCGTAGCATTTACAAGACCAGTAGCAACTTTACCCCGCGCAGTATTTAAAGCATTTTTGACTGCAACAACACCAGGCTCAAGCGTTTGCGCCAATACATTACCGCCCGCAACTGGGCCCATATACGGAGGAAATTTAGAAGCCTCAAGCCCGCGCCCCAACATTTCTATTGCGCCTTGCGCCATTTCCGTGCGGGGTTGGTATTGAATAGCGCCAGCAACTTTGCGCTGGAACTCAGGGCCGCCTGCGCCAGCCAAATATGTGACAGGACCAGACAGCAAATTAGCACCAACAGCGATTGGTGTTTCAATCAAACCACCTAGCGTTTCACCTAGCATTCCTGGCTCGGATTGCGGTGCTACTGTAGGTGCAGTATTTGCACCGGCTTCTACTGGAATACCAGCAACGCCTTTACGCCCAACAGGAACGCCGCCCGACGGTATGGCAGCGGGCGCGGCAAACAATTTTTGCGCTTGTGCAATAACGTCTTCGTCACTAGCCCCTACAGGACCACGAATTTCGCGCAATGCGCCGCTAGGATCGCGGACCTTGTAGATTTGGGTGTCCATTACTTTACAACCTCCCATTTACCAGTCGCGGGCGCGTTGCCGGTTCTGTATGAATATGTTGAATCATACGCCTCACGCATACGGGTCTTAGCGCCTTGAACGTCCGCAATGGCTTGGTCAATTGCAGCTTTAACATCTTTGGCGTCTTGAACGCGGTTAATGGCAGAAAAAGAAGCCGTAAGTTGTTTGCCTTCTTGGTTGGATATATTACCCAACGCGCCGCCAGTTTTAGATGCGTCACGCAAATCTTGCAAGGCTTGAAAACCACCTTTGGCGACCACTTTGTCGTACAACGCTTCAGCAGCGCGGCCTTCGGCGCTTATCGCGGGCAAACGGCCAGCAGCAATACCAGTGATCTGATTTAGACCAGGATGATCGCGCAACTTCTCAAGATCGGCAACAAAGCTGTCAGATTTATTTTCGAAACCTTTGATAGCTGATGTCGCTTGAGGAAGCGCCGCCTCGCGTTTTTGAATTTCTTTTGGTGGCAAACCTTCAGTAGATTGCGCTTGTTTAGCCAATGCAACACGCTGGCCTTCAAGACCGACGCGCTGACCTTCAAGACCAACGCGTTGGCCTTCTAAATTCAAACGGCCTTTTTCGTAAGGAGTCATCCCCGCAGCTTGGGCAGGCAACACTTCTTGCTTAAATGTTGGACTGTTTGGATTTTCGTCCAAGAAAATAACGCTGCCGTCAGCACGCTTAACTTGCATTGGTTTTGGCGCGGTCATTGTCAGTCGTTCTTTGGCGTCCAAAATGTTTGTCAGCATTCCTTTTTGCCAAACGCCAAACGAAGGCGCTTGAGTCAACTGGCCTTTCAGCATGTCAGCTTTTTGTTGGTCAATGTCACCATTAGCCAAATGTTGATCAATGCTGGCCATAGCTTCTTGAGGACTATTAAGCGCGGCGATGTCGGAAATGGCTTTATTGGCTTTGTCAATGCGTTGCTTAAACTCAAGGCCAGTTGTTTCGGTTTGTGTTTTCTTAAGCCCAGCTTTTTCTTGTTCGGCTTTAAACAATTTGGCCTGCACCTCGGGAATCATATGACCCGCGCCAGCGTTGGCCAAACTTTTTAAAACCATCGCATTGTCAACTGCGCCAGTTTCAGGATTGAATGCAGATTTGTATGCAGCGGACAAAGCATTTTGAGCTATGTCTTGACGTTTGGCTGATTCAAGTTGGTATTGCGCCAATTGATTTTGATTTTGCGCGGCTTGGAGTTGCGCGATCTGGCCATATTGAGCCAAAGGGTTTGCAATTTCAATAGGGCGAACGCCAAGGGCGATATTTGGGTCAAGTGCCATGATTTATTCCTTAAGGAGCATAGCCAATTGGGCCTTCACCAGCATAACCGGAACCATAACCGATACTGCCACCGCCACCGCCCCCGCCACGCAACGCATTTACCAAATTGTTGCCTTGGCTGTAATTTAAATAAGTGCCCAAACCGCTTGTCAACGCATTAGCACCACCGACCATACCAGCCGCTTGCGCTGCTGCGCCGCCAGTCATCAAGTTACCTACGTTTGCAGCGTTTGCAGCGCCTTGCTGGCCCAGTTGAGCAGCAGTTGTTTGTCCTACACCAGCCAACGATTGAAGTGGGTTTAATCGAGCGTTACGCTCGGTTTGATAGCGGTTAAATGCGTTGGTGTATTCATTCGACGCTGAGTTTTGCGCGTAGTCTTGAATGCCTTTAAGCGTTTGACCCGAGATCAAACCACCGCGAGCGCCAGCCGCATGACCAAGTTGTTTTAATCCCTCGGACAATCGAAATTGATAGCCAGGGTCGGTTTTAAACTGATCCATGCCAAATGGCGTGTAATTAGTTGCCAGCGGCGTCAACGCATTAAGTGCAGTCTGACCAGCCTGCATCCACGGCATTTGATCTTGCCGAGTTTGTTGATACTGAGCGTTTTGAAGATCGGCGGCGCGATTGGCAGCACCGGCTTGTGCGGACGCAGCACTGCCTGCTGCATTTGCACCAATAAGCGAACTGCCGACTACGGCTCCAGCTACCCAAAATGTCATGGCAGCACCTCTAATGGTTGATGTTTAATTTGATTACCGGAACTATACATGTTATCGGGTTCTGCTTCAACCAATTCGGCTTCAGCTTCCTCAACAGTTTTCGCTTCGATTGCGTGGAACGTCATGCAAAGCGCATCAGTCATTGCATAGACCGCGCGTTTTGTGCCTGGTTTACTTGAAAACAAGTGAGGCCCAGTAACCTCTTGAACGCCATCGTCCGTGGTAATCGCCACAGTGCCCGACACGATCAAATAAAAATGCTCTTTTTTATGGACAGCGCCAACTACCAAAACACCGGCATGACGAAACACCTTGCGGCAGTACATACCGCCGTGAAAATAATGCTCTGTTTCGGGTTCGTATTGCGGCAGTTTTGATACTTCGACCTGCAAGGCTTTTACCTTGTCAATCATCGACACTGCTGGTGCAACTTCAAACCCTTTACCGTAGGTTATTCGCATCCGTTACCCCGCTTGCATGATGACCCAATTTGTGCCGTCAGACACCATTGTCGCCCATTTGCCTACCGTGTTCAAGAGAATCGCTGTACCCGCTGTTGCGCTACCGATTGGCGCTACGTTAGCCGATGCAGAATTAACTAACTGTGCTTGCAGATTTTTAATCGTGATCTGCCGCCCAACCCATGATGCAGCCGTTGGCAATGTCACCACACAAGTCGAGCCTGACTTGTTGTTGATAAACCAAGCCTCATTATCGCCAACAGTAAAATCAGCCGTTTTGGTGATCGGCGCAGATACTGTGTTTACCGCAGGTGTCGCCCATGTAGGCGCTCCAGCGCCAGTTGAAATCAGTTGCTGACCGGCAGTTCCCACAGCAGTAAACGCATAAGCAGTTCCAGTCCCGTATGCGACAGCGCCAGCAGTCGGCGTCGATGTGCTGTTTGTGCCTCCGTTAGCAATTACTAACTTACCAGCCAAAGTTACCGCGCCGGTGGTCGCCGCCACTGGCGTCAAACCAGTTGTGCCGCCCGAGAAAGACAGCACACCAGTATTGGCCAGCACAATCGTGCCTGGGCCGTTGGTGACAGATATGCCAGCGCCTGAGCCCAATGTGCCCAAGTTGTATGTGCCTTCATTGCCAATCAGCAATTGGCCATTGGTGGGCAGTGTGTCAATGCCAGTGCCGCCGTTTACGATGGCCGTAATGCCAGTGCCAGAACCAGTGATCGTGTACAAGTTGTACAAGAACATGTACCACTCACGCGAGATCTTTCCCGTGTTTTGATCTAAGAAATCAACACGGGGCGCGGTGATCTGGTTATTGCGTGCGGTCATTATGCGTTTGTGCCCGAGATGAGCAATTCAGCGCCAACAATGTCGATTTTGATTGGATCAGTGCCAGATACTTCGTACACGCGATCACGCAGTTTGACCGTCATACCCAAGCGCCGCCAGAACACGCGCTTGTAGTACTGACCGATCTTGCCCATCTTGGCCCAATGCTCGCTAGACCATGTGTGGCCACCATCGTCCGACCATCGGAGCATGACCTCGGGGTCGCTGCCTTGGCCATCATTTAGACCTGTTCCTGATTCGCAATTGAGTTGCAGGCTGTGCTGCGCGGTGCGTTTCCAGTTGTTTTGGCCGGTGGGCAGGGCACGCCAAGAACGCAACCATTTTTGAGGCTGGCCATTGTCAGCATAAACGCCAAGGTCCAGCGTGTAAATGTTGCCGTTCTCAAAGTCGCCCACAATGATGTTGCCGCCAAAATTGCACTGGCAGTTACTGCGGTGACGGGTAAACGCGCCGTTCAACCAGCCAGCACGCTCATGCCAGGCTTGTGTGGCCACATCGTAAACCCAAGTTGCATTGGCCGATGGGAAAGTCAGCACGTAAAACGAGTGGCCTTCTTCCTGATAGGTGTAGGCCAGCGCGTCCGAGATGTTGCCGTACTGTGCGATGGCGTACTCTACAGCGTGCGTAGACACACGGGCTGCGTTGTAACCTTGAGCGCGATAGACGATGCCTTGGCCGCGAGCATCAGTGCCAAGCCAAAACAAAGTGTTGTCCAGTTTGGCAACAGAAAACGCTGCCACGCATCCGATCTCGTTGAACGCGCCTTGGATGTTGGTCAGCGGGAAGTTGGCCAAGCCAGCGTTGTACCAAACCTCGGTCGAGTCTGTACCAAACACCCACAGCTGGCGATGGTCCACGTTAATGGCCACCACGCCGTCAGGAGAGCCGTCAGCAGACGCAAAATCAAGGGCGTTGAACACCAGAGGGTAGATGTAGTCACCGTTGGCTGGATTGACCGTATCCACGCTCCAGATCCGCTGACTGTTGGGTTCATTGAACACAAACAAGTTGTCAATGTAAGCCACAGTCACCGCGCCAGGAAAGTTGGCGTCTGTGATCTGGTTAAACTCGCCTGTTGGCTCGTAGTATGTGTAGCTGGGGCCGTTGCAGGCAAAGAAGATTACCGCGCCATTGTCAGCAATCGATACGGGACCAGTGCCCGACACATCGCCAATTTTGATAGGCGTAGCGATCGTGCCGGTCAATCGGTAGACTTCAGTACCGGACACTACATAAAAATCGCTGCCGTTGGTCTGATGCGCCCACAGCCCACGGATAGGACCGTAACCTACAGCCTGAAGAAAATTTAAACCTGGGGCACGGTTCAAAAATGCTGGCTCTACGCCGCCCTCGGGCACAATTTCTGGAAACAAGTTGATCATCCGCGCATCCGCAGCATTGACGCTGCGAGCGACATAGGTGCTGCCAAGGATGGGCGTCTTCATTAATAGTTACCGGCGTAAATGTTAAAACGTTGGCGGTTGGCCACCATGGCGTATGGCATCGCCATCACATCGTCAGGGTTGTTGATGCGCTTCAAATCGCGTTTGCTGGTCATGGCAATGCGGGTTACTT